GCAAGCGCTGGGGTAATCAGACCGACAGCGGCCAGAACCGTCTGGCCCCAAGCGCTGACCGCTGGAAGATCCGCAGCGCCACTTATCAGGGCATCGCTGACGCGATGGCGGCGCAATGGGCATAGTCTGGCTCGACTTCGAAAGCCGCAGCGAGTGTGACCTGCCCGCGCGCGGCCCGTACAACTACTCTCGCCACCCGTCGACGCAGGTGCTCTGCATGGCGTATGCGATCGACGACGGTGACGTAGAGTTATGGACGCCCGATCAGCCGTTCCCGCGTGAGATTCTGACGCATCAGATCCGCGCGCACAATGCGGCATTCGAGCGTCTGATTCTTTGGTACGTCCTCTGCCCCGATCTGGACCTGCCGGAGCCTGCGCTGGAGCAGTTCTACTGCACCGCTGCGCAAGCGCGGTCGAACTGTGCGCCTGGTAGCCTTGAGGACGTCGGGCGGTTTGCGGGCGCCAGCATGAAGAAAGACCACAAGGGCGCTGCGCTCGTGCGGAAGTGCTGCCTGCCGCCGTTCAAGCATACCGCCGACGACTTGGCCGCGCTGTTTGAGTATTGCAAGCAGGACGTCCGCGCCATGCGCGCGATCAGTAAGAGCTTGCGCGACCTGTCGCCTGAAGAGCTTGCCGACTACCACGTCAACGAGCGCATCAACGACCGGGGCGTCAAGGTGGACGTCGAGCTGTGCCTTGCGGCCATGCGCTACAGCGAGGCCGAGCGGGTCGAGATCGAGGCGCGTGTGGTTGAGTTGACCGAGGGCGCGGTGACGTCCGTGCGGTCACCTAAGATGCGCCAGTGGGTGCTGGAGCGGCTGGGGCCGGAGGCCCGCAAGCTCGCGCGCTCGAAAGACAAAGACTCGATTGACAAGACCGTTCGCGCCAATCTGTTGGCGATGGAGAATCCTGATGAGGTACCGCCCGCTGTTGCCGAAGTCATTCAATGCGCAGACGACCTCTGGGCGTCGAGCACTGCGAAGTTTGGCCGCCTCGCGGCGCTGGCTGATGATGAAGATCGGCGCGTACGAGGCGCATTTGTTTTTGCTGGAGGCGCAGCGACAGGCCGCGCTGCGAGTTATGGCGCGCAGGTCCACAACTTTCCACGAAAATCCGCCAAAGAGCCCACTGAACTTCGACACGCCCTCGTTCGAGGCCACGCTGTCGTGCCTCGGTTCGGAAAGCGGGTCACTGACGCCCTGAAGTCGATGCTGCGCCCCGCGCTGGTGGCCGATCACTCGTTTGTCGTCGCCGACTGGTCGGCCATCGAGGGCCGGGTCAACCCGTGGCTATGCGGCGCTGAAGCGAAGTTAGACATCTTTCGCCAGCGCCTTGACCCGTACAAGGTCAACGCGGCGGCCACCTATGGCGTGCGGTATGAGGACGTCACCGACGAGCAGCGCCAGGTCGGCAAGGTGCAGGAGCTGGCGCTCGGGTTCGGCGGCAGCACCGGCGCGTTCGCTGCGATGGGCCGGGGCTATGGCGTGCGGTTCGAGGAGGCGCAAGCGCGTCGGATCGTCGACGCTTGGCGCCGTGCGAACCCGTGGGCCGTGATGTTCTGGCAAGACCTTGAGCGCGCTTACATGAGCGCGATGCGCCATCCGGGCCATGAGTTCAACGCCGGTCGCGTGACGTATTTCTATGACAAACAGCACCTCTGGTACATGCTGCCCAGCGGGCGCGTGCTCTGCTATCCGTTTGCCAAGTTCGAGGGCGAGCATCTGACCTATGCTAAGGCAAGCTGGAAGCCTGCGGCTGACGCGACCGAGTGGCCGCGAGCGCGTCTATGGGGCGGGCTCGCCTGCGAGAATGTGACGCAGGCAAGTGCCCATGACATCCTCCGGGTTAATCTGCGCCAATTGGACGCAATCGGACTCATGCGGACGGTGGCGCATGTGCATGACGAGATCGTGATCGAGACGGCTGATCCTGAACGGGTTAAAACCGAGCTTGAGCGTATTATGGTGACCCCGCCCGACTGGGCGGTGGGGCTGCCGCTCGCCGTTGAGGCCAAGATCATGGCCCGATACGGCAAATAAAAACGCCCGCTGGCAGGCGGGCGTGAACCACAGGAGAAAGCGTTGAACTTCGTTGATTTTATCATCAGTCTGGCGCCCGAGGGCGAGACAGCGCTTTTTGTGCGCCAGAAGCCACGCCGTGACGCGAACGGCGAATTGCAGTACCACGCTGATGGCGCGTTGAAGGCGTCATGGCCGGCCATGCTGCCGGACCTGTCGCGGGTGCGTGAGGGTGCCTGGTACGGCAATACCGGGTCGTTTGTCATCGATCGGTTCGAGCAGGGGCGCCCGTCTGCGAGCGCGGCCAATGTCGACTATGTGCTGGTGATGGTGCTGGATGACGTCGGCGAGCCCAGCAAGGCACCGAAAACCTCGCCCGTCCCGCCGACCTGGGTCATGGAGACGTCGCCCGGATCGTATCAGTGGGGCTATGCCTTTGACCCCGAGGATCAACCGACCAAAGCGGCGTACAGCGCCGGCATCCGCGCGATTGCGGAAGCAGGCTACAGTGACCCTGGCGCGATCAATCCGGTTCGGAACTTCCGCCTACCGGGTAGCGTCAACCTGAAGCCTGACAAGGGCGGCTTTCAAGCGCGTCTCGTCGAGTTCCATCCTGAACGGGTCTATCGCCTGCCGGACCTCTGCGCCGCGCTGGGTGTCGACCCCGGCCCGGATGACAGCGCGGGCGTGCGGCCCGTGCGCCTGTCGGACGATGGCGCTGATGACGTGCTCGCTTGGCTGTCGGCGCAGGGTCTGGTGCTGTCGCGCCCGAACCCCGAGGGCTGGGCTGGGGTCGTCTGCCCGAACAGCGCCGACCATAGCGACGGGAACCCCGAGGGCCGTTATCTGGGCCTGACGCGCGCGTACTGTTGCTATCACGGCCATTGTGGCGACTGGGACAGCGCGCGGTTTCTTGAATGGGTCGCTGAGCAGGGCGGCCCGCGTCACACGCCTGGCCTGCGCGATGAGCTGCTGACGCAGCGCATGTCCGAAGTGATGTCGCGCCTGACGCCGACCGAGGATTACCCCGACGCTGCGGCTGCGGTCGTGGCCGAGGTCGAGCGCCGGGAGGCCGGACGGCTAGAGAAGGCCGAGTGGTTTGAACGGTACGCTTACGTGGCCGATGGTGACTGCTATTTTGACCTGATCGAACGGCGCGAATTGACGCGTCAGACCTTCAACGCGCTGTACCGGCATGTGACGTGCTGGTCGGTGCACGCCACGGGCGCAAAGAAGCGCCGCGTCGAGGCGTCGATCAGCTTCGATGAGAACCGGCAGAGGATGGGCGCTCGAGTGCTCGAGGGCCTGACCTATGCTGCGGGTGAGTCAATCATCTGCGCCCGTGACGGGCTTGCGTTCGGGAACCGGTGGCGTGACGCGCGCCCCGAGGGCCGGTCGGGTGACGTGTCGCCGTGGCTCGCGCACGTCGAGCGCTTGGTGCCTGACGCGCGCGAGCGCGAGCATTTGTTAAACGTGCTCGCGTTCAAGTTGCAAAACCCGAGGGTCAAGGTCAATCACGGCATCCTGTTCGCGGGCGTGCCGGGTTGCGGGAAGGATTCGCTTTTCGCCCCTTTCCTGTACGCGATCGGCGGTAAGGATTTGGGGAACGTCGCGCTGGTGCGAAACGAGGAAGTGACGTCATCGTGGGGCTATGCGCTCGAGTCGGAAGTGCTGGTGGTCAATGAACTACGACAGGCCGAGGCCAAGGATAGGCGCGCGCTTGAGAATCAATTGAAGCCCCTACTGGCTGCGCCTCCCGAGGTGCTGCCCGTCAACCGCAAGTATTTGGCGCCCTACATGTCGGCTAACCGCTTGCTGGTAGTCGCATTCTCGAACGAACGGATACCGATCGCGTTGCCTAGTGACGATCGGCGCTGGTTTGTCATTTGGACGTCGGCGCCCCGTATGACCGAGGCGGAATCGAGCGCGTTGTGGGCGTGGTATATGGCCGGCGGGCGTGAGACCGTGGCCGGGTGGCTGCGCGCCCGTGATGTCTCGGCGTTCGAACCTGGTGCCACGCCTATGGTGACCGAAGCCAAACGGATGATGACCGAAGCGGGCATGTCACCCGTGGAATCCTACCTTTTGGAATTGATTAGGGGGCGTATAGGCGAATTTTCCTCGGGCGTGGTGTCTGCACCCTGGCAAGAGCTTTGCGGGCGCCTGAGCGCGTTAGCGCCGTCTGGAGCGCGGGTGCCCGTGAGCGCGTTATTCCACGCGCTGGCCGAGGCCGGATGGTTGGATTGCGGAATGTGCCACTCGCGCGAGCATCCCACGAAGCGGCATCTGTATTGCGCGCCTGACCTTGCGGAGCTGGGCAAGGCTGAACTGAGGCGCTTGTCGGAGCGCCCGCCGGGTGGTGGCGCCTTGCGCGCCGTCAAATAAAAAAGGGCGCCTACGGGCGCCCTTGTTGTTTATGGGAAGGGTTAGAGTCTGAGCGCGACGGCCAGCACCGCGACTAGCAGACCGACTAGAATCGCTGCGATCATAGGTCAATACGCGAGGATTGGTGCACGCTTGGCGCGATCAAACACCCATGTGAAATAGTGCTCATATGGGACGTTTGAGCGCAACCCTTCGCCCGTCACCAATTGCACGCCAGGCGGCACTGGCGCGCTGTCGCGCACCAAAAACAATCGTCCAGATTTGCCCGGTTCGCCGTGGCGACAGTACAGATACAAAGGTTCGATAGTGCCGTCATTTGCGAGCATGCGCATCAATGCTTTGCCTTGTTCAGCGCATTCCGCGACAAGGGTTTGATATTCAGTATTCATGATGACAATCCAAAAAAGAGTGCAAGGCCGAGCGCGATACCGGCGCCGATGAAAATAGCCCATTCGATGAGATTTGATGGCATGGTTAGAATCCTCCACGGGCTGAGCAATACGGGTCCGAGGCGGGTTCATCTTGATCTGTCCACCACGGGTCCGGGTCCACGCCACACTCAAGGCGAACGTATAGAGACAAGCTGCCGTCAGCGCCGCGCCGGGTCCAATAGTCGATAATCTCGCCGGTTGCCTTGGCGGCGCGAACGAAGGTAATTGCGTCGTGTAGTGTCATGGTCAGGCTCCTACATATTTGACGGTGGCGCCGCGGCCATGAGCGCGGCGAAGGACGCGCATGCGATCGGCAACCAATTTGCGGATTGCCAGCGAGCGCGCGGTGCGGTGCGCAGGCAACACGCGAAAGTGCAACAGCGGGCTATCGCCGATAGTCGCATGCGCAGCGAGCGGGTCAAGACCGACCAGGCGCGACAGTTCGCGCGCCGTGGTGACATGCACCCGATAAACGGGGCGATTTAACCATTCTTCAAAGGTCATACTGTCACCTCTTTATCGCCGAGAAATACAAAACAGTCGCCGCGCCCGTCAGGCGCGCCGCCGCGCACTAACTTGCCATTCCAGCCATATTGGCGCGCCAGAGCAAGCGCCGCCTCAAGGTGCGAATCGTCGGCGCTCCAATGGCTGATAGTGACTGGCCGCACACCTTCGGCGCTTGCGCGTACGCGCGCGCCGCGCGTCTCAGTGGCGGGAATATATCGGGTGCAGATTGCTTTCATGGTGTATCTCCGAAAAAGGGCGCCTTGCGGCGCCCGTGAGGGTTAAAGGGCGAACGCGGGCTTGCCGGTGTACTTCAATTCGTCACCGTCCATGCGCATGGGCATGATCAAACCTAAAGCGCCGGGTAGGTTAGTGACCACGGCGCAGCTGCCGCCATTGTGATTAATGAAAGGCCCGTACTTGCCGCCCAGCAACTTGCAAACGTCACCAAACCCGCTCACATAGTCGGCATTAAATTGCGCAATCTCGCCGGATGTCGACGCAGGGACAATCCGGCGCCAATCGGGAAACTTCCCGTCAATCGGCGCCGTGACGGCGCTGGTGGCGCCTGTGACGGTGATGCTGGTTTTGCCCTTGATCGTCACGCCGACGCGCTCAGGGTCCGGCGTATCCGGCGCCGTCACTATGTCAATGTGAATCGGCAGCGTGATACGCCCAGCCTTCGCGGGCTTGACAGCTTCGAGCGCCTCGCGCGGGATGATGTACTCGCCCGGCGCGAGTGCTTCGATATTGTCGACAGCGACAGGGTAGGCGAGTAAACGGTGGCCGTCAGTGGCGACTAGCACTACGTCACCATTAGCGCGCGCGTCAACGCATACGCCTTTCAGGTAATAACGAATGTCCTGTTTAGCGGCGCAGATTAGAAGGGCTTTGATGATGCTGTGGTCGATAGTGATTTTCATGGTGTCGGTCTCCAGTGGGGTTAACGGGTGAGGGTTGCGAGCGCAGCGCGGGCTTCGCGCTGCGTGTAGAAATGCCCGATATAGACATACGCGCGGTTACGCAGCGCGTATGCGTGCCAACCGTAATTTGTTTTAATGAATCTCATGGTGTCAGTATCTCCAAAAGAGGCGCGCCCGTAGGCGCGCGGGTGATTACAGCGAGCGCGGTGAGCGGATCTCAAATCCAGCATTGCGCAGAATCTCGCGGCGCTCCCAAATGCTGCGGGTTGCAGCGGCAGAGCGCAGCACGCGAGCGCGGCGCAGCGCGTCGCCATATCGATCGGTCTGCCCGATCAAAATCCACGCGCGCAGCGATTGCTCAGCGTCGCGCTCGATCTGCGTCGCGTCGCGTAGGAGTGCGGCAGCAGCAGTAGTGTAGAGAATCATCGTTTGCTCCTGGGTTGTTAACGCGCTCACGCGAGCGCATGAACAGCATTCTGTCACACAATTTGTGGCAGTGTCAAGCCCTTCGTTCCATTTTTTGACTACCCCACACAAGACTTGTTGCGGGTTGCGACGCAACGTGTTGCAGGGTGGCGTGGGGCGAAAATGGGTCGGCGAATGGGGCGGCGCGGGATGTAGGCGCGCCCCTATGGCGGGGTAGTGTGGGGCGTTGGATTTTTGATAGAGATCGATCTCTTATATAGGTATATAAGTAAGCACTTACTAACATAGGTGATTTATAGGAAACTCTTTTGGGGGGTGGTCCCAGACTACCCCAGCCACCCCACGGCACCGCGCCCACGGCACCGCGCCACCACGCCGGGTACCATGGGGTACCCCACGCAAAACCGTCAGGCAATCAGGCATCGGACTACCCCACATTGCCCACACTTCCAACACCAAGTAGCACCAAGCAAGCGTCCTTCGATTCGTGGGGTGCTACCCCACGCCACCCCACGCACCCAAGGCAGCGTGACGTGATAACGTAACATCCGTGTGACGTGATAACGTATCACCATGTGACGTGATAACATAACGCTGGCAGCTCGGCCGTGCGGGCGAAAGCCCCCGGTGGGGGCCGGCGACCGGGCCGGTCAAAAACGGAGGGGTCGCACAAATTTTTTTGCAAAATGCTATAATTACTTGCAACACTATTTGCAGCACATCATCTGGCCATGACCTTCCAATCCTTGCCGCTTACCGCGCGCAAACTAGAGGCGACCGAGGCGCGCTTGCAGCGCATCTATGAGGCTGCCAAGTTGGGTCTAAAAGGTGACTCGCTGGCGTTGAAGGCTGGCATGCTGCCGACCGAGTATCGGCGTCTGTGCGAGATGGACCCAATTGCCGAGATGGCAGAACAAAAAGGGCGCGCTGACGCAGAAGGAGCGCTTGCGGCTGTTATGATGGACGCCGCGCTTTCCGGCGACACCAAAGCGGCGCTGGAGATCCTGCGCCATCGGCACGATTGGGTAGCTAAGCAGCAAGTGCAGATCGACGTAGCGCAGCAGATCAGCGTAATATCGGCGCTTGAGAAAGCAGAGCAGCGCGTCATCGACGTGCAGGTAACAGAGCGACTGGAGCCAACACTTGCAACAGCCGATTTACAACGCCTCTGATGAAATGCTCTTGATGACGCGGCTCTGGCAGCCGCGCATCAAAGACGACCCGGAAGCGTTTGTAAACTTTGCGTTTCCGTGGGGGCAACACGGCACGCCACTGGCCAACTATAAAGGCCCGCGCAAGTGGCAGCGCCAGGTGCTGCGAAAGATTACGCAACACATCAAAGACAACAGTGGGAGGGTTGATTACAACGTCTTGCGGTCTGCGGTTGCATCAGGCCGAGGGATCGGTAAGTCCGCGCTAGTGTCATGGCTCGTGCTGTGGATGCTCTCGACGCGCATTGGCTCGACAACCATCGTGTCGGCTAACAGTGAGGCGCAGCTCCGCAGTATTACCTGGTCAGAGATCACCAAGTGGCTGGCGATGATGATTAACAGCCATTGGTTTGAGATCAGCGCAACCAAGGTCGCACCGGCTAAGTGGTTGGCGGAGATCGTCGAGCGGGACTTAAAGAAAGGCACGCGCTTTTGGTCGATTGAAGGGCGTCTATGGTCGGAAGAGAACCCGGACGCTTACGCCGGTCTGCACAACTTGGACGGCGTGTGTTTGATCTTCGATGAGGCGTCAGGTATTCCAGACTCGATCTGGCAGGTGGCCGCTGGTTTCTTCACAGAGAACACGCCGCACAGGTTTTGGTTTGCCTTTTCCAATCCGCGCCGCAACCAAGGCTACTTCTTTGAGTGCTTCAACTCAAAGCGCGACTTTTGGTCGACAGAGAACATCGACGCTCGCGACGTCGAGGACACCGACAAGCAGGTCTACGAGCAGATCATTGCGGAGTACGGCGAAGACTCGATACAGGCCAAGGTCGAGGTGTACGGCGAATTTCCCAGCGCGGGCGACGACCAGTTCATCGGACCCGCGCTGGTCGATCAGGCGTTTGGCCGACCCAAGCACAAAGACGAGACAGCGCCAATTGTAATCGGCATCGACCCAGCCAGGTCGGGCGGTGACTCAACGGTCATCGCAGTGCGCCAAGGGCGTGACATCATCGCAATCAAGCGGTACCGAGGCGATGATACGATGACGACCGTAGGGCACGTCATCGACGCGATCGAGGAATACAAGCCGACGCTGACGGTGATCGACGAGGGCGGGCTGGGGTACGGCATACTTGACCGGCTGGTTGAACAGCGGTATAAGGTGCGTGGGGTCAACTTTGGCTGGAAAGCCAAGAACCAAGTGATGTGGGGCAACAAGCGCGCTGAGCTGTGGGGTGCGCTGCGGGACTGGTTAAAAACCGCGTCGATCGCGCCAGACAGGCAACTGAAGGCGGATCTGACCGGGCCTAAGACCAAACCCGACTCAAGCGGTACGATCTTCTTGGAGAGCAAGAAGGATATGAAAGCCAGGGGTCTAGCTTCTCCTGACGCCGCCGATGCGATCGCGGTGACGTTCGCATTTCCAGTCGCCTCCCGCGAACCCCGCGCAGCCACGCCCCGTCGCCACTACAGCGACCGCACCGCGGGCGCAACCGGCTGGATGGGCGCATGACCAAGAAGTCTGTCAGCCTGTCAGTGGGACGCGGCGAGAAACGCCCCACCAGCCAAGGCGCTGGGCTGACGGCCAAAGGGCGTGAGAAATACAATCGCGCGACAGGGAGCAACCTCAAAGCGCCCGCGCCTAGCCCCAAGACAGAAGCAGACAAGGGGCGCAAGGCGAGCTTTTGTGCACGCATGGGCGGGGTAGCCGCCAAGGCCAAAGATGGCGAACGCGCCAAAGCGGCGCTCAAACGATGGAAGTGCTGATATGAAACCAGGTCTTTACAGTAACATCAACGCCAAACGCGAGCGCATCAAAGCCGGATCGGGCGAAAAGATGCGCAAACCTGGCGCTCCGGGCGCACCCACTGCCAAAGCGTTCAAAGAGAGCGCTAAAACAGCCAAGAAGAAATAGCCATGCCACTCGTCAAGTCGCCCAGCAAAGCCGCCTTTCGCAAGAACGTAGCGGCTGAAGTCAAGGCCGGTAAGCCCGTAAAACAGGCTGTGGCCATTGCGTACTCCACCAAACGGCAAGCCGCCAAGAAGAAATAATGGCCTACGACCCGACAGGCATCATTGGCGCGGCAGAAGTCTCGGATGTAGGCGGCGCGCCGGACAAAGACACTGCGCATAAGCTGTCGCAGATGCGCAGTCGCTTCAAGATGGCGGTGGCCGCGTACAGCGACACGCGAGAAGACCAGTTGGACGACCTGCGGTTTATGGCAGGCTCGTCCGACAACCACTATCAGTGGCCAGCGGATGTGCTGTCAGTACGAGGGTCGGTGCAAGGCCAGACCATCAACGCGCGCCCGTGCCTGACGATCAACAAGCTGCCGCAGCATGTACGGCAGGTGACCAACGAGCAGCGGCAAAACCGGCCGTCGCCCAACGTCATCCCAGTCGACGACGACGCAGATATCGAAGTCGCGGAAATCTTTGACGGCATGATCCGTCATATCGAGTACATGTCGGACGCGGACGTGGCGTACGACACCGCTTGCGACAACCAAGTGACGTACGGCGAGGGCTACATTCGGATTCTGACCGAATATTGCGACGAGACGAGCTTTGATCAGGACATCAAGATCGGTCGGATTCGCAACAGCTTCTCGGTCTACATGGATCCAACAATCCAAGACCCGTGCGGTGCGGATGCGGAGTGGTGCTTTATCACCGAAGACATTCTGAAAGCCGATTACGAGCGGATGTACCCCAACGCCATGCCGGTCAGCTCGATCATGGTGCAAGGCGTGGGCGACCAGGCGCTGTCGCAATGGCTGTCTGAAACGACAGTGCGGATTGCAGAGTATTTCTACTGCGATTACAAGGCAGAAACGCTCAATTTGTACCCTGACGGCACGACGACCTACCAAGGCACGCCACAGGACAAGATGCTGCGTCAAATGGGCCTAAAACCGACCCGTCAGCGCAAATTGCAGGCTAAACGCATCAAATGGTGCAAGACCAACGGCTACGAGATCATCGAAGAACGCGAGTGGGCGGGCGCGTACATTCCTGTCATTCGCGTGATCGGTAACGAGTGGTCGATTGAAGGCCAACTTGAGATTTCTGGGCTGGTCAGGAACGCCAAAGACGCCCAGCGGATGTACAACTACTGGGTGAGCCAAGAGGCGGAAATGCTGGCGCTTGCGCCCAAAGCACCGTTTATTGGCTACGGCGGTCAGTTTGAGGGTTACGAAGAGAAGTGGAAGACTGCCAACACGCAGAACTACCCCTATCTTGAGGTAAACCCTGATGTGACCGACGGAGCAGGCAATATCCTGCCGTTACCGCAGCGGGCACAGCCCCCAATGGCCCAAACAGGCTTGATTCAGGCCAAAATGGGGGCTTCTGAGGACATTAAAGCGGCTACAGGGCAGTACAACGCCAGCCTCGGAATGACGTCAAATGAGCGGTCTGGAAGGGCTATTTTGGCCCGTCAGCGCGAGGGTGACGTTGGTACGTACCACTACGTCGACAACTTGGCGCGGGCGATCCGTCACGTTGGGCGGCAACTGGTCGATTTGATCCCCAAAATCTATGACACGCAGCGTATCGCGCGGGTGATCGGGGTGGACGGCGAGTCGAAGATGGTGCGGCTTGACCCGAACCAGCCGGAACCCGTGCGAAAGATGGTAAACGAGCAAGGTGTGGTGGTTGCAAAGATCTACAACCCTGGCGTTGGCAAGTACGACGTCAAGGTCACCACCGGCCCGAGCTACCTGACCAAGCGTCAGGAGTCGATGGACGCGATGAGCCAGATTCTGCAAGGCAATCCAAACCTGTGGGCGGCGGCTGGCGATCTGTTTGTCAAAAACATGGATTGGCCAGGCGCACAAGAGATGGCGCAGCGCTTGAAAAAGATGATCGATCCCAAGCTGCTGCAAGAAGACGACGATCCTGCGCTGCAAGCGGCCAATCAGCAGATCCAAGCAATGCAACAGCAGATGGAGCAGATGTACAACATGCTCCAAAACGTCGGCAAGTCGATGGAAGCGCAGAAATTGCGCATTGACGAGTACAATGCGGAAACCAAGCGTATTCAAGCCGTGCAAGCGGGCATGACGCCTGACCAAGTTCAAGATGTTGTCATGCAGACGCTGAAAGATGTCATGACGGCTGGCGACATGGTGGTTGCTCAACAAATGGGTATGACACAATGAGCTGCGCAGACTTTATCGGCACCTTGTTCCTAGCGCGAGACGTGACGCATAGCGTACATTTGAATACAAGGTCGTACGCCAAACACAAAGCGCTGCGCCATTTCTACAACAACATCGTAGAACTTGCCGACAAGTTTGCCGAAGCGTACCAAGGCCGGCACGGGCTGATCGGGCCAATCACGCTGATGTCAGCCAAAAAGACAACCGACGTCATTGAGTTTCTCAAAGACTCGCTTGCAGACATCGAAGAGATGCGGTACAAGGTGTGTGAGAAGGACGACACGCCGCTCCAAAACATCATTGACGAGATCGTCGGGCAGTATCTATCGACGCTCTATAAACTGAAATTCCTTGCGTAAGGGCGCGTTATGGAACTGCTAAATCCTCTTGCTGATGCCAATTATCCCGCCTATACGGCGTCTTACACGGGCACAGCGGGGTCAACGACCGCCTGGCCGTCAGGCCCGCAAGGCGTGGTGGTCTGGTCAACGACTGCCGCCTACGTCGTAATAGGCGAAGGTGTGACTGCGACTACCAGCTCGACGCCAATTCCTGCCAATACGCCAATTCCGTTTATCGTGCCGCAGGGTACGGGTGCTCCGTGGCGGGTTAGCGCAATCCAGATTGGCAGCGCTGGCACAGTCTACGCTAAACCCATCAACATCCGATGAGCTTTGGCATACCCGTCCGAAATGGCCTGAGCCTGGGGCTCGGGACCGTCGCTACGTTGGCGACGGACTTTGCGTCGCCCAACCCAGGCCCGCCGTGGACGGTATTGACCAGTGATGGCACGGCGTATGTAGTGGATGAAGTTGTGTTGGCAAGCAATGGCACAGCTTACTATGTCGTCGAAACTGTGCTGACCAGCAATGGCACAGAGTACAACCCAATTTGAGGTAAATCATGGCTGTTTACGAAGCGCTTTTGCTCAATACAGTTGTCCCGCAGATCCAAGCCGCACAAGCAGGCGACAGCTATGTCATGGTGGTGAACGCCACCACTCCAGCACTCAGGATCACGCAAACGGGTACTGGCGATTCCATTCTGGTGGAGGACAGCTCCAACCCGGACGCGACGCCGTTTGTGGTTACTGCGGCGGGGGATGTTGGGATTGGGACGAATGCACCGACCTCAAAGTTGGAGGTTGTAGGAGCAATTAAGGCGACTGCTGCTGGCGCATCGGTAATTGCAGTCGAAGGTAGTGCCCAAGGATATGGAATCGTACAGATTCAGGCAACCTCGGCTGGCGGTAAAAACTGGTCGTTGGTGTCTAACGCAACAGGTTCAGCTCTCGGGGCTGCTGGGTCACTGAGCTTCCGCGACAGTTCGGTTGGCACTACTCACATGACCCTCGACTCCTCCGGCAACCTCGGTCTGGGGGTGACGCCTAGTGCTTGGGTAGACCGCACAGCTCTTGAAGGCTCCTATGGGGGCGCATTATCGTTTGATAAGGTTTACCTTCAAACAGCGTTATCTTCAAATTGCAATTACAACGGCACTAATTGGCTATACAAGTTATCTGGTTGGGGAGCCACTCGTTACGAACTTGGCGATATTAGTAACGGATCGGCGTTTCACAAGTGGTACACCGCCCCCTCCGGCACCGCAAACGATCCCGTCTCCTTCACCCAAGCAATGACGCTGGATGCTAGTGGGAATTTGGGGGTGGGGACGACTAGTGCTTTATCAAGAATTGATGCCCGTGCCGCAAGTGCGACTATGGGCAACTACCAAACCATACAAGCATTTAGCACAGACACATCTGCGGCGATTGACTTGGGTGGTGGTATTAGTCTAGGAGGCTTTTACAACAGCACTCAAATTGCCCAGTATGCTTCAATTGTTGGCCGCAAAGCAAACGGCACAGCCGGAAACTATGACGGCTATTTAGCATTTGGAACAAACGCACAAGCTACGGGTGTTGTTGAACGCGCCCGTATCACCAGCGGTGGGGATTTGTTGGTCGGGTCGGCAACTACGGCAACAAATTCAAGCGCTGGATTCAAGGTTCTTGGAAGTCTTGTTAGTGGGCATTGGGACCCCACTGTTGTTACTGATTCCAATAGCGCCAGTGCGTCATGCTGGGACATTTACTCGACCGCAACAGGTTCGTATCGCTTCTATGTGACCACAACCGGCGTCATCAGCGCCGTCAATACCACCATCAGCGCTATCTCTGATGTGCGGTTTAAGGAAAACATCCAAGACCTCGATGTCGGCCTTGACAAGATCATGGCGCTCAAACCGCGCAAGTTTGACTGGAAAGAAGGTAAGGGCAAGAACATCAAGGGCGACCGTGGATGGATCGCTCAAGAGTTTGAGCAGGTGTTTCCTGACATGATTGACACATGGCGTGACCCTGCGCCAGAAGGCGAAGAACCGTACAAGTCGGTTCGCGCTGACCTGATCCCTGTGATGGTCAAAGCCATTCAAGAACTCAAGGCCGAGGTTGACAGCCTCAAAGCCCAACTGGAGGCCAAATAATGAACTGGAACATCTCCCGTCTTGACTGCAAAGTCTCAGAAGGCGATCTGTCTGACGTTTGCATCGTCGTTCACTGGCAGTGCTCGGACACCGTAGACGGCTACTCAGCATCCGTCTATGCGACCTGCTCGCTGCCTTCTCCTGATCCTGAGTCCTTTACCCCTTACGCCAGCCTGACCCAAGAGCAAGTGCTCGGCTGGATCTGGGCGAATGGGGTTGACAAGGACGCTACTGAAGCGGCAGTCTTGCAACAGATCGAAATGCAGAAGAATCCGCCCGTGGTAGCGCCACCGCTGCCGTGGGCTGCGTAATGTTTCAAACCGTACTGGTGCGGTCCACCAGGCACTCGCCAGAGTAATCATGGAAAACACTGAAGTAGTAGCGGAACCAACCGCGCCGGAACAGGTAGCGACGCCCGCGCCTGAACCTGTAGCAGTATCGGCGGAAGAGCAACAAACTACAATCAAGACGTTCACTCAAGAAGAAGTGGACTCGATGATTGGCAAGCGTCTCGCAAGAGAGCGTAGGTCTTGGGAACGTGAGCGTCCGAAGGCGCCAGCAGCGCCCGCAGAACCTGTATCGCAGGATAAGTTTGAATCGGTCGAAGCGTACGCCGAAGCACTGGCCACGCAGAAAGCCGAACAGCTTCTCCAGCAACGGGAACTGGAGCGTCAGCAAGCAGCAGTGGTTGAGTCGTACCACGAGAAGGAAGAGCAGGCACGGGATAAGTATGACGACTTCGAGCAAGTCGCCTACAACCCGAGTCTGAAAATCTCGACCGTGATGGCTCAAACAATTCAGGCGTCAGAGATCGGCCCCGACATTGCGTATTTTCTCGGGTCCAATCCAAAAGAAGCTGATCGTATCTCGCGTCTATCGCCGTTCTTGCAGGCCAAAGAGATTGGGAAGATTGAGGCCAAAGTGGCCGCCAGTCCGCCCACCAAAAAACCATCCAGCGCTCCGGCGCCTATTCAGCCTGTTGCAGCACGCGCCTCCGGCGCACCGGCTTACGACACCACCGACCCGCGCTCAATCAAAGCAATGAGCACGAGCGACTGGATCGCAGCCGAGCGGCAACGACAGGTCAAGGCGTGGGAAGCGAAACACGGACGTTAATTCAAATTAGGAGTTTTATAGATTATGGCTAACTCAATCCTTACGATTGACATGATCA